ACCGCCGGCGTACACTGCAGATTGAGCAAGGATACCCGCACCAACTTCATGAGTAATCCGGCCTTCAATTGCGGAGTGGGCAATCACATTGTCGCGATAGAGTTTTCGGCACCGATTCTGGAGCTCTGTAATATCAGCATCCAGTCCCGAGTCTGGGCTAATACTGGGTGCGTTCCACCGGTAACCCCGAAGTCGATCGTTATTAGTGCCTTCCAGAAATCGACCACTGAGCTCCTCAAAGAGCTCATTCTTGATCGTCAGATAATCTGTCTGTTGCCGACTTTTAATTCGTTTCTGGGCGAAGCGTGGGAAGAGGGGAGCAATCAAATTGCGATCGATCCATTCTCCAACGCCGCCTGATCGTTTTTTTGGATTCATTTCACCCGATCGTTATCTTGTTGATAGCCCACATCTCGCGCGATCCGGACAAAATTGCGTCCATATTTCTCAGAAGTTGAGGCGGAAGCTACGAGATCCGTGTAGAGAGCTATTTCTTTATCTAGAGCACTCAACTCACGCATCACATCGGATCGCTTGTATTTCTTGCCCCGGATCTCAATTTCAAGGCTTGCGCCATTGGTTTTCAGGTCTGAAATGAGCTTATCGCGGGTCAGCTTGAGCTCTTCCAGGTGTTGTGCATCTGTATTTGCCATACCTCGCTATCGTATTTTTGCTTCAAATTTTTTCGTTTATTTTTCAGCCTTAAAAAACGAAAGGAGTTAAATGGATAAAACGATACGAATTCTCAAAAAAAAGTGGCGGATTCGGGAAGTTGACCAGGCTGAGATGCAGCATTCGGACGCGCACGGGGAGTGCGACCCGCCCAACACGGTGCGAAAAGAGATCCGCATTTTAAAAGGGCTTAAAAACCTTGACCGCCTAGAAACAATTCTTCATGAGTGCATTCACGCAGCCGACTGGAAATGGGATGAAGAAACCGTGAGTCAGCTTGGTAAAGACTTGAGTTCACTTCTTTGGGATTTGGGGTATCGAATTGAAAATTGATCCAAAGCTGCGTCAGTTTGCAACGCCAACCCAATTAAGAATTTTGGCGGCAATTGAAAAAGCCACCACGATGCGCGAGGCTGCTGACTCGCTTAGTGTGACTACACGATCGATTCAAAGAGCGATGCAGCGTTTGCGTGAATCCGCAGCGATCCATGGATACGCTCCTGAAGCGGGCATCGACCATCCAGTCCCTAAAGATCAAATGGTGAGTGGGTACTCAACTCTCTACGATGAAACGGGAGACGTGAAGCTGCGGTGGGTTAAAAGCAAAGCTGACCAAAATAGACTGCAGGAGTGGGCTGAAGCGGTTGCAGAAAGTATTGCCACGTCTATCAAAGCAAAAAAGCCGACTGCCGCCCCCAAGACGAACCTTGAAGACATAATGGTGACCTACCCGATCGGGGATGCCCATTTTGGATTGTATTCGTGGATCGAAGAAACAGGCGAAGAATGGAACCTCGAAAAAGCAACTCAAATTTTGACGGAGTCATTTCGCATCCTGGTAAAAAACTCTGCGAAAAGCAAAACGGCACTGATTGCAAACTTGGGGGACTGGACACATACCGACAACCAAGAAAATCGAACCAGCCGTTCGAAAAATGCACTCGATGTTGATGGACGGTGGCACCAGCTGGTCAAAGTCGCAAGCAGCAGTTTTGTGAGCCTCATTAACATTGCACTAACCCATCATGAAGAAGTACACGTCATCAATGAAATCGGGAATCATGATGACCATACTGCCTATCTAATTTCATTAATGCTCGAAGCTCATTATCGAAACGAGCCACGAGTAACCATCGACACTTCTCCGGGGGTGTTTCACAAATACCGCTTTGGCAAAAACCTAATTGCCGTTCACCACGGGCACCTAGCGAAACCTGAACGACTCTATGGGGTGATGACCCAAGATTGGAGGGAAGACTGGGGGGAATGCAAGTTTGGGTATTGGCTCGTCGGTCACATTCACCATCGAAGTGTAATAGAGATCCATGGAGTTCCCATCGAATCGTTTCGCACTCTTGCCGCAAAAGACGCTTACCACCATGCGGCGGGTTACAGGGCAGGGCGAGACATTACCTCGATTACTTTTCATAAAGAGTACGGGGAAGTGAGCAGGCAAGTCGTCGGAATTGAGATGGCCAAAGAAAACTTAGAACTTTGATTCTCGTTTTCGAATAAACCCTTTACGCTCTCTAGTCTCTTTCCGTTGCGGAGCTACTTGAATCTCGCTTGCTGCCACGTCTTCTTTATTAATCGCTTTCACGCGAGTCCAGTTCCCGTTGACAAAAACTTCTGCCGCACACCTTGCCATACGCACGGCATCGCGATAATCCCAGCTAACCATTTCATTCACAACGACCCATCGATCCGTCTGGTGACCGCTCGTTGAGGTATCGTACTCAAGCTGCTCATTGATGAGTTGTTCTAAGAAATCGTCATCGTCACCAGCTTCTGCCGGCAAGCTGAGGGAATAAGGTTCCCCAGGATTCCGCCTGGTCAGGCAGTTCTGAATCCAACTCTGCCAGAAACCATGATTCATTTTAATAGTGGCAAACTGGTCGAATCCTTTACGTTTACTGGTTTTCAAATTGCGAGTCTCACCTACCATTTTCGCAAATGTCTTTCCCGCCATTTGGTGGGCAGCAGTGCCTAAAACAGGCCAGATCCAGGGGCCGGTTTTTGGTTCGTTCAACGCCTTGCACAGACCAACCACTTCCTCATGGCGATTGCCATCGCGAGCATCGATTAACGTCATTAAAGCAGTCGCGCTTAGTTCCTTCGAACCTACATTAATCGAGTACTCGCGACGACTAATCGCCTTGAGTTCGTCAGTTGTCAGCAGTACAGAATAGTCAATCACGTGGCCAGCCTGATTGGGTTCCCAGGCAATCGTGACTTGGACGAAATGGTCGACCTGCACGTCAATGCCACGAGTTATAAATGCTGTGTTTTCCGGAACGTGATAAAGTGGGCGACTGGTCACTAGACGCGAGCTCACTCGATCAACCGTTGTAATGTTTTTGCGGGGGGTCCAGGTTAAGCCAAGCCAACTGTTGTAGAAGTTTCGCATCGGCTCATCATTGCCTTGCTTGCTCTTTTCCATGCATTCCACGAAACGGCGGGCAACTGATCCAAAACTAAAGGTGGGTGTATACAGCCTGCTTAATTGAAAGCTGGCGATATCCCCTTTTCGGTGTTGGGTTCCCTTTAACTTTCCTTTTTCATCAGCATACATTCCTTCTGGAACCCAAAGCCCTTGCCGAACGATAGCTTTGCGATCTCTTTCTTCGATCTGATGTGAACAAAACGCACACTGGTACTTGGCCGTTTGCTCGGCAAGTTCAGGATGCAATTCCCCATCACTCGTTTTGTCAAAGACAATTCCTCCGGCAGTCCCATCTCCAATGACGAGTTCTTGGTATTTATGACACTTGGGGCAGGGCACATGCCATCGACGATGGTCGCCTTTGTGCAGCCAATAGTTCACTCGACACGTCTGCGTTAGTTCGGGGGTGCTTTCAATAATCACTTTGCGATCAGGTATCTCAATACCTCTTTCAAGCAAAAGTTCAAGAGCGTCTGCCTCTGAGCTCTTCTCTCTGCTGAACTTGCTGGCCTCACCGGCATGAATTGTCGATGGATCTTTATCTGCCAAAGTTGAGGGGCTCCCTGACCAGGCTCCGTAGCACCGCATTTGTGTGAGATCGATCCGGGTTTGCAGTCGCTTCGCTGCCATCGGCACCCAGTTCCTTGTTCTGTTAAACTTCTCTAACATGGCATAGTACTTATCGCGAAAAGCATCCTTCACACTTTTTTCGTCCGGAGCTCCAAACATCGCCGTTCTGGGATCTCTCGCCCACTGGCAAATCATAAGGCTCATCGCCGTCATGGTTTTCCCGGCCCTAGCCGAAAACTGCATGACCACAAATCGAATATCTGGATCATCCCAAGCATCGCAGATCCCCTCGGTCCAAGGATAATCCGTTCCGTTGAAAGGCTCGCCTTTATGACTTCGGATTTCTTTGCGAACGATATCCCAAGTCGAAGTTCGGTCAGGCGGTAATAGCGAACTAACGGTTTCGCGTTTTAAAGAAAACGGATACGTGTTCATTCGCGAATCTCCAGGTCTTCGATTCGCTCGATCCAGTCATGCAGTTGCCGCAGGATCGCATCACATCTCCCTTCGAGATCTTCTCGCAAGGGCTTTCGCAACTCTTGACCGTAGCCTGCACTCGTCTCGACGACCAATCGATTCAGCAACAACCGAGCTTCGACTAAAAAACCGGTGACGAATCGGTTGATATCGGAGAGGTGACCGATCCCTCCCTTCTCAAGCTCATTCTGCCGGTTCTTCTTTTCAAGGTCTTCTGCCTTAATCTCAGCTTCACGTTTGAGTTTCAGGATCTCAGTCTGGAGCTTTTCGATTTCAAGCTTGCTGCGATCGGTGCTCGCAGTGTTCTTATCCTTTTCGAGCTTCCGCCTGGTCGGATCAAAGGCCGGTCCTTTCTTTTCGGCAGTCATCCACTTCTGTATGTCCTCGATGGTGTAGCTACCATCGGCATTCACCGGCAGTCCGCACGGTGCATATCGATTTCGAACAGTGGCGACGGAGACTCCGACGTGATTCGCTACTTCGGCAAGGGTCTTTACGACCGTCTTTACCTGCTTTTTCTTCGGCATTAACGGGGTTCGACCGCGATTTCACGAATCTTAATAGCAAAATGATTTTCAATGCCAGAAAGGGCGAAAAAAAAATTTCAAACCCACCAAAACGTATCGCCCTCTCTCTCTT